GGAGTTAAAAATCCCTGACTTTCATGTCAGGCACAGATACTCTAAAGGGGTATCTTAAAAAGGAGTTAATATAATGCACTCAGAAATATGTCCAGTATGTCAAGGGGTGGGTGAAAGGTTAGTGCCAGATAATCAATTAGGAGGTTCGACGTGTAATTATCATATGGAAATATGTAAAGGGTGTAATGGGATGTGCTGGGTATCTGTATCTGATGAGTACATTCCGTTATTAGATTACAATACGACACCGAATATAGATTATTACGTGGATAGTCACGTTCAGGAAATTGGAACGGTACCATCACAAACAGGAGAACCAAAATGAAACGAACACGATTTTTACAGGTGTGGATTCCATGAAACGAGCAATAACAACATTGCTTATAATCTCTGCCGGTCTTTCATTTCTGGCGTGGTTATATTTTTATATAATTCAAGGACTGATGGATACTGTTGGGGAAACATTGAATGATATATTTTCTGCGTTATAGGAGAGATGAAGTATGTCGATAGTAAGAACGCAACGGATAACAAAATTTTCTCAATTCTTTAAAGAGAACGAGAAGCGTTATATTGTGGTGTATGGCGGCTCTGGTGCAGGAAAAAGCCATGCTGTAGCACAGAAATTTATTGAGAAATTTTATACTGAGAAAAATAAACGGTTTTTGGTAACTCGTAAAACTTTACCATCTCTTAAAATATCGGCATACAAATTAATTAAAGACTTGCTGGATATTTATAAGTTGCCGTATAATGAAAATAAAAGCGACTTTGTAATAACTAACGGTGAGAACGAAATGCTATTTAAGGGGTTGGATGAGCCCAAAAAAATTCGTTCTTATGAATCCAATTATATATGGGCAGAAGAACCCTCCGAAGATGCTTACAAAGATTTTACACATATGAAATTGAGTTTACGGCGATATACAGATACGTTGAATCAAATGTATTTATCATTTAACCCTGTATCAAAACTGCATTGGCTTCATAAAGAATTTGTTGAAGATTTTAACGGTGCAAATACTGCGGTACTTCATTCCACATATAAAGACAATCCGTTCCTTGACGATGAGGTAATTAATGATCTGCTTGGATTGGAACAGAAAGATGCCATGTTCCATAGGATTTATACGCTTGGTGAATGGGGTATTCTTGAAAATATCATTTATACTAATTACGATATTATTTCTCCAAGCGAATGGCCTGATAGTTTTGACGAAATTATATACGGAGTTGACTTTGGGTTTAATGCTCCTTCGGCAATATTGGAAATTGGAATTAAAGACTTGGTTCCTTATGAAAGAGAATTATTATATAAATCAAAACTTACTAATAGAGATTTAATACGAGAAATGGAAGCATTGAATATTGATAAAAGTCGTTATATGTTCGCAGATTCAGCGGAACCCGCAAGGATTCAAGAAATATCCGATGAAGGTTTTAATGTTTGGCCTTCTAAAAAAGGCGCGGATTCAGTATCTAAGGGTATTGACACGGTGAAATCCAATAGAGCAAAACTTTTAAATACGAGTACAAATCTGATTAAAGAGAAACAAACCTATAAATACAAAGAAGATAAGGATGGTAATGTGTTCGACACTCCTGTAAAATTTAGAGACCATTTAATGGATTGTGAAAGAATGGCAAGATATACATATGATGAAGAGATGGTTGGTAGCAGTCAAGGGGTTGTAACTTGTTAAATAATATAGAAGGGTTTTAAATGATACAGGTATATAAAGACAAACCTTCTGGGCATTGGGTAGCTGAATGTACTTCGCTTGGTATTTTAGGATCGGGGCTTGATGCTACAGATGCTATAGATGGATTGTGTAATATACTTCGGAGTTTTTTAATAGCAAGTCATCGCAAAAGAAGTCCTTTGCTCAAAAAAGAAGATATTCATAAAATGTTAGCACGTCATGAACGCGAGATAAGCGAGTTAAGAAGTACCTGCGAGCATGAAAAGATTGCCGAATGCGAACCCTTTCGGGCGGGACTTGGGTGTATTTCAACTCATTGTGTGCGAGTATGTGAATTTTGTGGAGATGAGCGGTTCACAACGTATGAAGGTATAACAATAGTTACAGAGGGTGGTGAAACGAGGTTTATGCACAGACCTTCAGAAGAAAAAATATTTGTGTGCGATAAAAAAATGCACTGCGATAAACGGGGTTGATATCAAAATATTTTTTAAATTTATTTTAAAAGGAAAACACGATGAATTTATTTAGAAAAAAAGAAGAGCTTAAGGAAGAAGGGAATTTAGAAGGAACCGCAGTCTTATCTGATTCTGAATTCAAATCCCCGTTTGTTCAAGCGATAACAAAGATGAAGGGTGGTATTTCTAAAGAATCAGCCCAGCTTGAGAATGATGCAGTTGCGAAATGGTCTACCACAGAAGGGCTTGCTCAACGCCCGTACGATCCTAATTATTTTTATGAGTTATATGAGTCAAGCGAGCCGTTTGCGGCAACTGTAGACCAGATAGGTATAGATACGGCAGGTTTGGGCTGGAAACTCAAATTAAAAGAAGGTAAAACTGAAAACAAAGCAGAGAAAGAAAAGATAGAAGCTTTGTTAAAAAACCCCGGTGGTGGGAAGACGCTTAGAGATGTGACAAATCAAGTGCTTCGGGATTGGGGTGTTATTGGTAGAGGCGCGTTTGAGATTATACGAAATGCAAAAGGAGAGGTTGCCGAAATATACGCTGTAAATACATCAACCATTTGGATTCATAAAGATAGAGAAAAATTCTGTCAAAAGGTTGGTTTACAGAAGGTTTGGTTTAAGCGGTATGGAATCGATAAGGATTTTTCAAAGGAAACAGGAGCGGAAGGAAGTTTTACTGAGGAAAAAAGAGCCAATGAGCTTATCATGTTTCAAACGAAATTTGGAAAGAATACTTATTATGGTATACCAAATATTATGCCGGCATTGTTGGCGGTAGTTTGTTTACGAGAAATACGAAGTTTTAACCTTTCTTTTTTTGCTAATTATACTATACCGGCAATGGCTGTGATACTGACAGGTAATTGGGCGAAAGGTACAGCAAAAGCTATTACAAAATTTTTAGATGAAAAAATAAAAGGCAGTGAAAGCGCAAATAAAACAATCGTACTTGAAGTACCACGAGAAGGCTCTGCAAAATTTGAACCCCTTACTAAATTTGAAAAAGAAGCGTCTTTTGTAAAATATGAAATATCTTTAGAGGACTCGATTCTAATGGTGTATTCCATGCCGGCGTATAGGATTGGTAAAAGCATGGTTGGAAGGCTTGGTGGTACGAATATTAGAGAAGCAACAGAAATATATAAAAACTCTGTTATTGAGCCGTTGCAGGAGAAGCTTGAAAATATTATTAATTTTTTAATTATGGAGAAGGGTCTTAACTCTGAAAATTATGACTTTGAATATAATAATCTTGATACAAGAGATTTGACGGGCGAGGTGGAAAGAGCGGTGTCTGAAATAGAGCATGGGGTAAAAACACCTAACCAGGTACGGCATGAAGTATATGGTCTTCAAGGGTATCCTGAGGGCGATAAATATTTTATAAGTAGCAGCTTTATAGAAGTGGGAGATGCGGGAGTAGAAAAGACAGATAAAGATGATATGAAATTGATAGATGAAATAGCGAAACTGAGAGCCGTAATTAAAAATCATGACTCAGGTGGCGAATAATTGAACGCATTTATGATTAGAAATGAGTATGGTAAATGGGGGACGTTTAGCGAACTGTATGTGGAAGGAAAAAAAGAACGGTATTGTTATGTGGCGGAACCCCCTTGGAAGGATAATAGAGAAGACGTTTCTTGCATTCCTTGTGGAGATTATGAAGTTGTGATGAGGTTCTCTCCGAGGTTTGGTTGGACGTATTGGATTAAGGATGTGGTTAATAGAAAATGGATTCTTATTCATCCGGGCAATCTTGCGGGGGATATTGAATTAGATTTATTGTCAGATACGGATGGTTGTTTAATGTTTGGTAGAAAAATAGGAGAACTTTATGGACAAAGGTCAGTATTGGTTTCGCGTCCAACGGTTGTTAGGTTTGTTGCATATCAGAATCGCCAACCTTTTGTTCTTCGAATTGTAGATAGAACAAATTATGCAGAAGCAGGGTAAATAGTGCATTAAAAGGTTTGATGGTATCAAACTACCTATCTATTGTAGAAAGTCTTGAAATGCCCGGGGTATCGTACTGTATTGCCAGAATAAAAAGGAGAATCTAATGGATATCATGAGTTCACTCGGCGCAATCTTTTCTGGCGGAGCAACTGGGATAGTAGGCTCCGCAGTTTCGGGTTATTTTGACCTGAAGAAATCAAAGCTTTTGTATTCACATGAGAATGACAAATTTAAACATGAAGAAGTTCTTGAAAAGCTTGCAATGGATGTCGTCAAGCTGGAGGTGGAAGGCAAAGCAAAAATTGCTATTACACAATCCGATGCAGCAAAAGAAATTGCGGCAAGTGAAGTTTTTGATACTTCTCTTAAGTCGGATAAATCGTCATATTCAACAGGTCTTGATTTTACAAAAACAAAAGGAGGTTTTATTTACGCCGGGGTAATGGTGTTTGTTGATTTTGTAAGAGGAACGCTACGGCCTGTTATTACATACTATCTGGTAATTCTTATTTCAATAATGTATTTTAATTTTATGAAGGAGATTGGAGTAGTGAAAGAAACCAATCCTGAAATGATCGCCGAGTATCTTGACAGGATTGTTCTTG